TTATTTAGCTCCGTTCCGTCACGTTCTTCCTTCTTTAAAGCTGCATATGTCCTCATATGGGCAAGCAGCTCTGCTTTACTTCTCTGTTTTTTCATTCCTGCTCCTTCCTGCTGCCTTATAGGAAATCAAATAAGGTCGGCATTGTTCTCTCAGCTTCTGCTGCCTGCAAGTAACCCACACCATCACGGAAGTAATCCGGATTCAGTTCTATTCCATAGCCACGGCGCTTCATCTTAACTGCTGTCATCGGTACTGTCATCAGGCCGCCAAAAGGATCAAACACCAGATCACCCTCATTGCTGTATCTATTAATGATTCTTTCTACAATATCCAGCTGTAAAGGACACACATGCATCTGCTGCCGCCGTCTGCTCTGTGTCGTATTCAATGTACGCATTCGGTTGATATCATCCCATACTTCGTCCAGATTCCAGCTCCCCGGCGCTACTACCATGAATGTGGCTGGAAGCTTTCCGTTCATGTCCAGCTGCTTTGCAAGCCTTACATGGTCTTCATATTTATACACCGTATCCCTGCTGAATTTCCTGTATACTGCCTGCAGGTTATCTATCGGTATATGCTCCAGCTCCTCTTTGCTTACAAGCCTGTCACCTGCGCTGCGCCAGTATGCATGCGCATCTATCTGCCACTGCGCCCTTGTATATTCCTCTTTGCTCTTGGTCACAGGATCATCTGCATATGCTGTACTCCTGTCTGTCGGAAGCTTCCTGAACAGTAAAATGTACTCCGGACACCCTACGCCCATCTTAGAGCCATCCTTGCACTGTTCCGTCCACCCGAGGCGGTATGTCTGGTTGTTCTCCCTCACCACGTCCGTAACTACCGTGATCATCCCGAAATACTGGAATCCATGCTTCATGTAATGTTCAATACACAGCGCATGGAACGGCTCTATGGTTGGCATTCCTGTTCCTGTAGCATTTCCAAACAGTACACGATCCTTTACATGGATTGCTGCCACTCTTCCCGGTTTCAGCACCCTGAACAGCTCCGGTGTCAAGAAGTCCATTTGTTCAAAAAACTTCTCTGTATTCTGGTTATGCCCGAAATCGTTATAATTTGCAGAATACTCATAATGATTACCAAATGGGATAGAGGTATGTATCAGGTCTACACTGTTCTCTTCCATTCTTCTCGTCTCTTCTACGCAGTCATCATGGACTGCTATATAATATTTACCTTCTACCTTCACTGTTTCCACTCCCATCTTCCGCTCCAGTCTCTTCGTTTTACAGGCTGAATTAAGACCATACTTTTTCACGATCTCGACCATCCGGTTGACCATGTAATCATGATTCTTCCACTTTTCCAGAAGAGCTTCCTTGATCTGCCGCTCATTCTCCATATAGATGATATCTACCACTACCTGTTCCTTTTGCAGGAATCTGTAACATCTATGGATTGCCTGGATAAAATCATTGAATTCAAAATCTATCCCCAGGAATATCTCCCTGTGGCAATACCGTTGAAAATTACACCCGGAACCGGACAGCTCTTTCTTCGTGGCAAATAACCTTGTACGTCCCTCTGAGAAATCTATGACACGTTTCTCCCTGATGTCATAATCCTGTGAGCCATATATATCCACTACCTCCGGCATTGCTTTCTTGATCGCATGACGTTCATTTTCCAGATCATGCCATAGCAGGAAATGATCATCCGGTGATGCATCTACAATCTCTTTCATCTTGGCAACCCTTGCATCTATGCTGTTGCGCTTTATATCTGCTGCCTCTTTCAATCCTGTTGCTGCCTGTTCAAACAACTGCATCTGACCATCTTTCCTGACTGCATCACCATAATGGATAGGAAGCTCATGCCAGTTGACCTGAAGCTCAGGCAGTACATAGCCTTCATCTGAATAATCCTGATTGAGGTCTGATGGCTTCGTGATGAATAGAGCCCAGCTGCTTATCCATAGCCAGAATTCATCTTCCATATTCGGATATAATGTCAGGTTATTTGCCTTAGTGGAATCACGCTGGAAGAACCGTGTCAGCGCCTGTCCTGTGTCCATTACTTCCAGATATCCGGCATAATGAATCAGTTCCTTGTACCGGTTCGGTGATGGTGTTGCCGTTGCAACCAGCTTATACTTCACCCCCTTGAACTTATCAAGGAATGTCTGATATGTCTTGCTGCCAAAAGACCTAAGTACACTCGCCTCATCCAGTGAAGTTGCTACAAAGTGGACAGGATCGATATCGCCATCTCTGACTCTTTCATAGTTAGTAATGATAATCTGCGCATCATAGTGCAGCTGTACCTCTTCCATCGTCCTGCAATATACTGGCCGTTCATATCCCAGCACTTCAACTGCGTCCCTTGTAAATTCCTGTTTTACTCCAAGCGGAAGTACAATAAGGGCTTGTCCGTTTTCATGTTCTGCTGCCAGATGGCAGAATTCTATCTCCTGCACTGTCTTTCCAAGTCCAAAAGATTCAAATAATGCTCTGCGTCCACCCCTGAGCGCCCACATGACCGCATCTGCCTGATGTGGCTTCAATGCCTTATTTATCTTCTCTCTATCTACTTCAAATCCGCTGTCTACTGCCAGCTCTATCTTACTTTCCAGAAATTCCCTGTATGTCACTACTTACTACCTTTCCTCTCTCTATACCGCTTCCACATATTCATGGAAGATCTTCTCTGTATATTGCGGACTCATATATGTGTAATGCTTGCCTGTCACGTTCCTTGGCGCATGCCCAAGGTATTCGCCGGCAGCATCTATGCTTCCTCCACGCTTAACAATATTGGTTGCCGTAGTCTTACGGAACAGATGTGGATATATCCTCTTCTCTATCCCTGCTCTCTGTGCAATCAATTTTATAACCGCATAAATTCCCCTATCCTCCAGCGTCCTTGTGATATCCCCTTTCAAATGCGTGAACAATGGTAATTCTGATGTTTCTGTTACATTACGTTCTGACATGTACTGCCTTATATAAAATATTGCTACCTTGTCCAGAAAGACCGTACGGTAACGGTTTGTCTTATGGCCATAGACTACTATCTTCCCTGTTGCAAAATCTATGTCAGATATCTTGACCTGAGGTATTTCCCCCCTGCGCATTGCTGTACATCTCATGAATTCCATCAATGCCCTTGATCTTGCATCCCAGCACCCCTTTTTAAGGAGTTCCCAGTCAGTTGCTTCCAGATGATCAATCGGCTTCTCATCCTGCTTATATGCTTCGATAGCATCACAGGGATTCTCACTTATCAGTTTTACTTTTCTCATCCATGTGAAAAAAGCGGATAAATTTCTCCTGTTATTGTTCAATGAAACATTATTGTTATCCATTTTCTGTTTCTGAAATAAATAACATTCCACGTCTGCTTCTTCTGCTTTCGTTATTGGTTTATCTATAAAAGCCATGAATTCCCTCACTGTACGCAGATATGCCTCAACCGTTTTCGGTTTAAGTTTACAGGCCTTACGTGCCATGAACATTTCAAGAATATAGCTGTTGGTAGTGTCTATCGTTGCCGGAAGTGTCTCCTGCTCCCGAATGTCCATATTTCTACATGCCTGCACTATTACCTGCTCAAGGATTCCCAATGTCAAAACATCAAGATACATCCTCATACCGATAATCACGTCATTTTTTAATTTTTCCTTCGCATTCATTCTGTCATTCCTCCTGCTGCCTACCCTATTAATTATTCATACTTGCATGAGGATAACTGAATGTGTTATACTATCCACATGCATAAAGCTAGAGATAGAAGAACTTTGGTCGGGGACTCTATCTCTCTTTTTTTATTCTTTTAACTCTGAACCTCCTTGATGTGCTTCAATGCGGAACCATGTATCTTGAATACCTTATCTTTGTATTTATCCATATTCTCGTAGTAATCCCACCTGCTGCCAAATTCCAGCTTATGGATATCTGACCAGTCCAGGCACTGAAAATACCGCATCTTGATTATTTTTCGCTCCGCCGGATATTGCAGTTTTTCCAGAACGGATTCTATCTCTACATACTCCCTGTCAATTATTTCTCGCAGTTCCTTTATCTTTCGCTCTGTTTCCACCTTCTCCAAAGTACTGTAAAAGGCATTATCTCCTGATGCACTTCCATGCGGCATACCGTCCATATTGATTCCCCTCAACTGAGAATCCTTAATCAGCATGTCATACCGATCAATCTCGTTTTTCAGATCTTCACGGCGCTGCAAGTGTCTTTTCAGATATATCTTGTCTATCATACTACCCTTCCTGCCCTCCTTTCCCCTGCCTGCAATAACAGGCAGGCTACACAACGGCTTCTGTGATATATATTCCTAAAGAGGTCAAAAGGCTTGATTACATGAATGTTCAAATTCATAACTATTCTCCTCCCTGCTGCCACTAAACCCTATACAATGCAACATATTCCTCATAGTGCATTCCAGCCTCACTTGCAAGCTTTACAATATCATCAATACTCAGCTTATGTTGTTTCTTTCCTTGTTTTGCTTTTGGTGGACGTGGAATCTTGCCAAGCAGCTCACATTCCCACTCCTGGTCAAGCAGGCAATTACAATGAACCGCTAAATTTACTGCATCCGGGTCTATTCCCATACGCTCCAGTTCCGCCCTTGTTCCAGTTATCACCTCACCAGTAAGCTCTGATGTCAACCTATACTGATTAACCAGCATTCTTCTCACCTCTTTCTATCATCTGATCTATCTCTTTTTTCAAATCATCCGTATATGCATGGTGTATATAATATTCGGAATGTATATCATGCATCCTGCTCAGTTCCTCTATCCGCTTCCATTTGTCAGCATCCTGTATCTTGCCCGTACGTGCATGGCAGAAATCCCGTGAGTACCAGGAATCCAACTGGCTCTTTTTATACATATTGGATATGTATATGGAATCCATGTACACGGTAAGATCACAGGGCATTGTCAGTCTGCTGAGCGCATCTTCCAATGCAGTCAATATGATGCTGTTCTGTGTAATCTCCCCTGTCATCCCATAGCCGGCTCTCTTTTCAAATTCCCCATTCTGCTTCTGGAAGGTCAGCATATACCCATATGCCCCCTGTTTTGTCCTGACTCCTATACGGACATTATGGGTTATATAGATATCCACTTTCTTCTTTTGTTTTTCCATCTTACGACATCCTCCCTCTCTCAATGTTTATCAGCATTACAGGACTTATCCACACCCTTTCCCCTGCTGCCGGACTCCAGATTGTATAAACCCCGTATTTTTCGATACCACGAATCTATGTGAAATACCCTGAACACCGCATATGCATTGAGTAAGACGGAGTTATCCACAATGTCATGGTTCGTGCCCTTTCAGATGCATCATAAGCTCTATGCTCCATGCACCTATATATTCATTCCACTCATATATGCATTTTGTCAGCTCATACCCCTTATACTTCTGCTCGAAATATAACCTTGCACCTTCACTGTCCGGCGCATATTTCTGAATAATCTGCAGCACCTTTTTCCTGCTATAGACAGTATCAGATGGCGGTGTGTACCATGGCTTCTTCAATCCTTTTGATTGCTTCCAATGCCTTGACCCTTTTCCACTTTCCTCATTCACCAAAGAATCCATTGAAATTCCAACTTCCAGATCTTCCAGGGATATCTGCCCTTCTGTAACCGTTCTCTTGCGCATCTCCTTTGTAATGTAAATGGCAAGTCCTTCTATGCCGTCCTTAGTAAACCTCAGACGATCACAATTGACATACCCCAACAGTTCTCTTTCCTTTTTCCCTTTACGCTTCCGGTCACACCACAGAGATTCCATCTCATCACGATCCAGCCCGCCGGATATCAGTAGATGATGATGCACTCTGCCTTGCTTACTTCCATATTCTGTAACACAGATATACTCTGCTTTTGGAAGCCCTGCCTTGGCTCTCCTGCGATTAACTCTGTCTATGTAATTCTGAAGCATCCTATCCACTTCTTTTTTAGTCTTAGGAAGAAACTTGTCTGAGTAAGTCAAATCCACCCTGCAATCCTTAGATGTAAAGTTAGTCTTTATGAGCTGAAACAAATACCGAATTGCTTTCTTATCATTGAACCGCTTCTGTCTGGGAACTGTTACCTCTATCTTTCTTCTCCTTGGACTTGGTATTTCTTCAGATTCTGTATTGGGATAAATACTGATCTCAATGTATGGGGCTTTCCTGCCATACGGTCCACACCGTATTACTTTCTCTTTTACTGCCCCCTTCTTCTCTTTCTGCCTTCTCATGTTCCCCTTATGGACAGTCTGGGAATCTTACATTATTATTAAATACTTCTAAAGATATTACATTTATACGAGCCCTAAAAGCCTTGATTTTTCAGCTTTTTCTTTGATTTTTGCTTGCATTATTCTGTTGGTATGTTATAATAATGGTAAGTTCTTTTTAATTAAATTTAGGCCCATTTTTTGAAGCTCTTGCACAGCCAATGCAGAGCTTTTTTTCTGCCCATTTTCCTTTCTGTAATCCTGTGTAATCATGCCCCGCGTGCAGCACGCAGGTTGGGAGTCCTGCGCACTTTAAGTTAAAGGGGAAAATGCAGCGCCCGTCACGTTGTGCGCTGCACGCAGGGCATGATCTTCTTTATACTGATTCGAAGAAGAAGCTCCACAGCTTTTGCTCTGCGCCATTGTCATTGATGAAAGTTATGTCTCCGACATCTCCCGGCTCCGGCCTGTCCAGTACATCATAGACTTTGCCTCGTGTGACTCCTGTCACCTGTTCCGCAATCCTGCTGCCATTAAAATAATCATCTAAATCAGGCGATTCTGACAGCCTCATCTTTGCAATAACTCTCTTATTCATGTAATCACCTATTCCATATCTAATCTGACATCTAATAGATTCGCATAAGCTTCTACCAGCTCTGGTAACTCTTCTGGGCGATGCTTCTCATCCAGAATTATGTTACGAATATGTAACAATATCTGATCTGCATCATTCTTACGATTCTGTAATTTTGCTTTTTCCTTTGACAGGAGCATTATTGTCACCTCCTTCTCGCTTCTCAATATTATGTAATCTTGCATCTGTACTACATAACTTCTATACTATATCTACAGGTTTCAATCCACCGAGTACGACAGAAAGGAGTGTTTCACTATGGACTATTTTTCAACGGACTATCCAACAATTGATATCAGAGACTACAATCTCGCTGATTGGAAGTATGAAAAAATTATTGAGCAAATACATAATTTTGAAGAGCAACTCGATGATGAACATGAGGTGTCAATTTTATTAACATCATTTGGTACAGCAGTAACTATGAACGTTACCAATATTGGTTATCAAAACCCTGATTTGCTTTATTTTCATGGTTTTGTAAATGGCAAACTTTCCACTTTAGTTCAACATGCTAGCCAGCTTAACTTTTTAATTACTTCCATAGAACGACCAGATAAAACAAAACCTGTTCGACGCATTGGTTTCCAAACTTCTAAAGATTAATTCCATATAGTTTCTCCATGTTTTGTCATCCGTTGCTGTAATAATTTAGATGTTACCTCGTCTACAATTTTTTGTGGCTGACTTTGAACTTTCCTTTCAAGGTCAGCTACTCTTTTTTCAAGATTTTCCCATTTCTTTTTTGATATCCACATTGTTGTCACCTCCTACCACCATTCAGGTACCGGCTTATCCAAATTCTTGTAATGCCACCAGTGCCCGCTGTTGTACATAACGCATAAGTTGCCGTCTTCATCCTGCCATACCTTTTTAATTCTTCCTTCTCGCCAGTTGCTTACCACTGCTTTATGTTTCTTCATTGCAATATCTGCAAGCTGTTTCATTTCTGATTTACTCATCACTGCTGCCATATGCTCCACATCCTTTCCATCTGCTATAAAACAACTTCTTTTGGTTCTGTTGCGAAAAGATAATCTATTGTGCATTCACTCCCAATTGCTTTTTTTATCTCAACACATTCGCTTAAAGAAATTGGTGCTTTACCGTTTAATTTTAAAGATAATGTAGTTGGCGTCTTATGAATTTCCTCTGCTAAAGCATTCCTTGTTATCTTTTTTCTTGCCATTTCAGCGTCTAAATTCGGAAACACTATATCACCTCCTCTTGTGTATCGAATTTTCGTGATTTCAATTATAGTATAATCGAATTTTCGTGATTGTCAATATAAATTTACGAATTTTCGATATATTTTTTATATTTTTTCATTTATAATCTTGATTTTTCGATATAAATGTTCTATTCTATGATTACTAGGAGGTGAAACTTAAATGGAAGAAACTGAATTAGAATTAAAAAAATTAATAATTGAAAAATATGGCAGTTTAAAAAAATTCTGTGAATTAATAGATATGCCTTGGACAACATTAGACAGCATCCTAAAAAGAGGTATAGCTAACGCAAATATTACCAATGTAATGAAAATAACTAAAGAACTATGCATTGATACAGAAAGCCTTGCATCTGGAATAATAAAAAACAATATTGAAACCGACCATCCCTCTACTATTGCAGCACATTTGGATACAGATGATTTATCTTCTGATGAGATTGCTGATGTTGCCAAATACATAGAATTCATCAAACAAAGAAGGAATAAATAATATGAATTATGAAAATTTATTAGATGATGCAAATGATTCTGGAATTACTTTAGATGAAAAATATACTTTTGATAGTAGATTAAAAGGATTATACATAGACAATAATATTGCACTCTCTTCCGATCTTGAAACATCTGCTGAAAAGAGCTGTATACTTGCCGAGGAATTAGGACACCATTATACATCTTCTGGGAATATCATAGACATGAGTATAGTTGCCAACCGTAAACAGGAGTTACACGCAAGAGCATGGGCTTATAACCGCTTGATTGGATTGTATGGAATTATTAATGCTTACAGATCAGGCTGCAGAAATGGTTATGAGATAGCGGAGCATCTTAATATCACTGAGGAATTTCTGGCAGAAGCTCTTCAATATTATAGAAATAAATATGGTTTATGCACTACTATTGACAATTACGTTATTTATTTCGAACCTTCACTTGGTATTTTTGAACAGATTTAAAATTATAATTATTTCTTTATTATATGTATTCTAAAAGCAACCACTATTGATTTTATATCAGATAGTGGTTGTTTTTTGTAAAAATATGTCATATTATGTTTACAATGTATGTACTTTTTTAGCAATTTATTCTACAATAATTTTGTTTATTACATTTTTACAGTAAATTCTATATTTTAAGAAAGAGGTGTTTCTCTATGTTTCTACTATTAATTCTTGTCATATTACTGATTTTTTGTATTGTTATGTTTGTTATTACCTCTCAAAATAAGAGTAAAGGACATCAAAAGCTATCACAGCAGATCAGTCAACGCCATGCCTCATTGTATGCTGTTTGCCCGCATGTCCAAGGACTTCCTATTCCAGAAAATACATTATGTACTATTTATTCTGTTCCTGGCAGATATGAAATCACGGCTTCTGGAAATAACTTTAATCTTGAGAAAAATAAAATAACTGACATGTGTATCAAGACTGACTTTGAAATAGTAAGCCAACAAGTTTCTAGTATTGGTGGTGCAATTGGTGGTGCTGTGCTTTTTGGTCCTTTAGGTGCCGTTATCGGTGGTCGAGCAAAGGAGAAAAAATCTAAAAAAATGTACCAATATCTCATCATTACATATGAATCCAATGGTGAAATTAAATATATTGGTTTTGATGCTACAGCCAATTCACAGGCATCTGCATTGGTCAAAGAATTTAATGCCAACAATATACATCATTCTACCACGATCAATTTATAAATATGCTTTAAGGGGGATATTCTCATGTCATTACTTGATATTTTCCATATTTCTAAAATCAAAGAGGAAAATGAAACATTAAAGAGTCTTATGACTCCAGAATTGCAAAATGCCGTAAATCTTACGAACCACATTAAAGAATTACAGAACCAGGAAGCTGCGTTAAACCAATCAATTGCAGAGAAAAATACCACTCTTCTCTCTTTGGACAATGAAATAGCTGACCGCAAAAAGCTCATTATTTCTTTTAATGATGATATTTCTGTTCAAGATTTTGCTTTATATCAACCAAGATATTCTTTTGCAAATTCTACGCAATATAAAGACCGCTTAGCCCAGATTCGTGATAAGCAGAAAGATATGATCAGAGCAAATGCGGCTGCAACCGGTGATTTTACCCTTCTCTTCAATAATAGCAAAGCGCAGGGGACTAAAGTTGTCAAAGACATGCAGAAACTTCTGATCCGTGCTTTTAACAGTGAATGTGATGAGGTCATCAATAATGTAAAATATAACAACTATGATATGTCTTTCCGTAAGATCACAAATTCAGCTAATCAGATTGCTAAATTAGGTCAAATGCTGAAAATATGTATAACTACGGACTACTATAATCTGAAAATCGAGGAACTTCAGCTTGCCCTTGAATTTCAAATAAAAAAGCAGGAAGAAAAAGAAGAACAACGTCAACTTCGTGCGGAAGAACGTGAGCGTGTTCGATTAGAACGTGAACTGGAAGAACAGCGTAAGAAGATTGAAAAGGAACAATCACATTATCAGAAAGCATTGCTTTCTGTCCTGAAGCAATTAGAAGAGCCGGATAAATCGAACGATGCTGATCTGCTTGCTAAGCGTGCAGAACTGGAAAATCAGCTTGGAGTTATTGATGCAAACTTACAAGAATTAGATTATCGCGAAGCTAACCAGAAAGCCGGCTACGTATATATAATCTCCAATATCGGGTCCTTTGGCAAAGATGTATATAAAATTGGTATGACCAGGCGATTAGAACCTATGGAAAGAGTTTATGAATTGGGGGATGCATCTGTCCCATTTAATTTTGATGTACATGCCATGATTTTCACGGATGATGCCCCTAAACTTGAAGCTGCATTACATAGAGCATTTGAAGATAGAAAGTTGAATATGGTCAATACCAGAAGAGAATTCTTTAATGTTACCCTTGATGAAATTAAAGAAGTTATTATGAATAATTACGACAAAACTGTTGAATTTGTAGATGTTCCAGACGCTTCACAATATAGAATATCACAGAAAATGAAAAGCCAGATGGCAGGAAATTAAGAATTAGGAGGTTAGTTATATGTCAAAAGAAACTGATTACATAAAACTATGTAAATCTCTCCGCAAGGATTCTCCTTGTATCCTCTGTCAAACAGACAATAAGTATGTTTGCGCACATATATTGGTAAAAGGATATGTGAATAACGACTTAGATAAGTTAAAGAAATTGAAAGCTGATGGTCTGATATTGGCAGATTCTAAACACAATTTTGACCAATCTATTTCTCTCACATCTCTTATAGTTGCAATTCTTACTATAGTTATTTCTATGAAAGAAAGTGATGTCAAAATACTATCTATTGTATCCATACTGTTTCTTGTAATACTATGTGGTTTTCTAATTTGCTTAATCCGTAATATTATAATTGGCATTGTATTCAAATATCACTATTATATAGACCTTGCCATTGAAGAATTAGAAAAAGAACTAACATCATCATAAAGGAGACCAGCTATGAAAAGTCAATCATAAATTAGCAGAAAATTTCTTTTTCATATCGGTGGTAAAAAAGGGTAACTTTAATAGAGCTCCCTTAGGGTGCTTTTTCAAAATCTATCGATATTGGTATACAGACCTCTTATTCGAGGTTAAATTCTACTTCGTCAGTGAGCATCTTCCAGATGACTCTGACAAGCTTGCCGGCACAGTGCCCAAGTGCATTGTAGTGAGACCGGCCTTCAGCCCTCTTGGCATCATAATAAGCCTTGAAGGTTGCGTTGTTTCTGACAACGTTCCAAGCTGCATTTACAAGGGCATATCGTAAAACACGAGAGCCACGTTTGGACATCCTTGTTGTCTTAGCCTGAAAGTTACCAGACTGATAAACAGAAGGATCCAAACCGGCAAAAGCAAGCAGCTTGTTAGGATTGGAGAAACGGTGAATATCACCTATTTCACCAAGAATCATTCCACCATTGATATATCCGATACCAGGAATGGTCATGATGACAGAATCGTTGAATTTCATGATATCCGTCATCTCAGCTTCAATCTTTTCTAATTGGCTATCCAGTAACTCGATTTGTTGAATGGTTTGAGTTATCTGAATAGATATAGCGCTGTCGTTAGCACCGACAGACTTCTGTGCGAGAACTCTTAATTCTTTGGCCTGTTCTTTGGTAAAGTGTCCGTGTGAGTTCACTTTGAGCAGATTTGCCAGATGAGTCATATGCATGGAAGCAATCTCTTTTGGAGAAGGTGCTTCTTTTAATAAAGCATAGACAGCGTGTTGATGCAGACCGGATTTGAAAAAGTATTGAATCTCCGGAAAGACCTGATCAACATAGGTTGTCAGTTGAATTTTCAATCGGGTACGTTGCTTTATGGTTTTCTGACGGAAACGTCCCAATGCCTTAAGATCCATCATATCGAGATCGAAGAAGCTGACGAATCTGAGGTTGTCCTGCATCATAAGAGTTTTAGCAATCACGTAAGTGTCGACCTTATCTGTCTTAGTTTTGCGAACGTTATTTTTTCGCATTTGACAGGTTTTGATGGGGTTCAACACACACACTTGGTAAAGCTCAGTAACAAGGTATCGAACAAGGTTGTCACCGTAGTGTGCCGTTGACTCAAGACCGATGATGAGGCTGTTCTTATCGAATGATTCGAGTTTAGAGACCAGCAGTTGGAAGCCATCAGCGTCGTTAGTGAATTTGAACGGCTCAAGAATTATTTCACCGTCCGAAGAAATCGCAGCGGCGAAATGGTTAAGTTTGGCAATATCAATGCCTACAAAAATTTTCATGAGGTTGTACCTCCCTTTCTTAAAGTCTGATACCATGATGTCCACCATCGATTATCATCGTAGACTTGATAGAAATAAGTACTCTGAGTGAAAAACACTCCGGCAACATCCAGCTAATAAACAATTCAGATAAAGGTAGCGGCAATACACTCCAGTTGAGTAGTCAAGCTACAGGAAATAAATCAAAAGTCCATAGTATCTGAATTGTATTGAACCACGATATTAAAAGAAAGGAAATATGTGATAATTAACTTCCTAATTATCATACAAGGCTTACTATGATCAATCATAATAACAAATATAGCAGGGAAGAGATAAAACAAAAGGTGCGTGCTTTTTTTCATTCTACAGCATTTAGTAATATTATTGCAATTATGAGCTTTATTGCAGCAGTTTATTTTGGAATGAAAGCTAATTCTGCCATTCAGCAGGTTAATGAAATTCAAGAAATAATAGATAACTTAAATATAACCAGCTACTCTCAAAATGCTCAGAATGCTCAAACCATTAATAATAATGGTTCAAACTATGACGATATAAAAGCTATTTCCAATGATGAATTCTCGGATAAGATGGATAGATTATACGAAACCTTTGATATTATCCAAAAAGTTTCTGATAACCCTAATCTACATTTTTCTTTAGTTTGGTATGGTACTCAAGAGGAACTGGATAATACAGATAAATCCACATTTCCTCCCCATGTAGAGTTTTTTATTACTTCAGAATAGATACCTCTTTTCTGATTTTCTTGTAAAATTCGTGCCACAGTGCTATACTTCAATTGTCGAGAAAGAAATATACCAGCCAAACTGTAGCATTGCTTTTGGTCGGAGCCAAGTAAAAAAAGATTCCCTGTCACGGCTCAGGGAACTTTTTTATTTTTCTATACTTTACAATTTATTTCAATCGTTTGTGCTACAAAATAGGTACAATGCTCTACATATTAGATACTATCAACTACACCTTAGATACAAATAGATACATCTTAGCTACGCTGATCTATATACATATATGTGGAAGTGACGATATTCCTTCTGCAATTTTTGACAAAAGCGGTTGCAACTTTTCTACGTTTTCTTTAATCTTTACTGCACCTTCAATGGCCATTGGCATCTTCACAACAAATTTAGTTATATTGTCCCATGCTTTTTTTATCCTGGTCTTATTAGGTTGTTCGGCTTCTGCCTGTTCTGTAATTACTTCAATATCATCCATGATTAATTCTTTTTCTTCTGGATCAATCTGCTGTTGGCTCTCAAACAACTGCTTTAATTCTTTCAACAAATCTTTTACATCTGTTCCATTATCATGTGGGCTATTTATGTTGATATCTCTTCCTGCAACATACATATTCCCACTTCCTGTATTTACATTTCCAATGTTGTATGTATTATTATTCATTGTTATATTCACCTCTACATATGTATTGTTGCCAAGCATCTTAAGCGAAGCAATGTTTTTTAAGTCATCTAAATCTATACATTTGCATACATTTTGGCTTTTACCATGTTTTTTTTTTGATTATTACGATAATCCTCATTAATAAAATACTTAGGACATATACATGCTTCATCTATATCAATATAATCATCGCAATCTTTACAATACATTTCTTTTCCTATCACATCGTGATAATCATCTACAATACCCAACTCAGTAAATGATTCTGGACATCGTATCTCATATCGCAATATTAAAGTCCCATTTTGTCTTAATGGATATAATTTTTGAGCAATTTGTTCTAAAGTTAATTCAGGCATCAAAGTCTTTATATGCTCCAAATAAAATGACTTATATTTTGACAGAGCCATGGAGCGAACGATTTCTCTAATTCTATCATCCGTATCATCATATTTAACCATAGTCTATCTCCTTCCTTATTCCTAAACAACCTTATTTCTAATATATGAAATCACATCTTCTGTAACTGATGAAACAAATCGCACACTACTATTATTCAGAGAAAGTCTTAAAGTATACTTCTGTCCGCCTTCGTGTAATGAAAATTCTATAAATGAGCTACTTTCCGTTGTGAAATTTTTTGTTAGCATATGAATTAAAGACTCATCGTAATCCTCTGTTGCCTCATCAGGAATATCAAACTTAAATGTTGCTATATTGGTCAATAATATCATGATTGTTGGAATTCCTTCAAAGTTTAGGCTTAATTTGCTCAAACCATCGACCAACTTATTACCATCACGATCTGTTATATATTGATCAATCAATGAAAACATTTCCGCGAACTCACGCTTATCCTCTTTTTCTAACTGAAAATCCTGTTGTGGTTTCGCAATAATATTAGTTCTAAATCCATTACATAAATCGTTCTTAAATTCTTCAATGTCCTTATATTTATTAGTTAAAGCTATATCTGTTACATTTTCTATAGCCAATTCTTTCTCTACAATATTTCTTATTTTTTATACTATCAGATGCAATCCAATGTCAACATTTTTTCAAAAAAATAAGAAGAGGCACCTGAAATGTTGATACCTCTTCTTACCATAATATTATACTGTATTAAATTTTTCGATGCTTACCTGACCACATTTTCCATCCAGAGTAAGTCCCAGTCTTCGCTGCGCCTCTTCAAATGCTGCCTGACTGTCTGATCCCCATACTCCGTCTATTTTCATAGCATCAGGAATACCTTTCTCGTCCAAAAATAATCCAAAGCGCCATAAATGCCACTGTACATATCTTACATCGTCACCACGCATCAGGTATGTTCCCGCTTTGTAATAGATGATTCTCGTTGGCTTCGGATACGGATTGTCTGCTGCTTTTATAATGCTGTTATCTGCCTGCACTTTATCTAACAATGTATCTTTGCTTACCGGATACACTGGTTTGAAGTATGCCCTGTCCAAATCTATAGTAGATGAGCTTACGCCGTATAAACTACCGTATGCGCTGGATGTGTACTGCCACATATAAGCAGCTCCATCCTTGCCCTTGTTCGCATATTGCCCCATTGCAAGGGAATATTTTGCAAACCACAATGGATAATCTGCAATCAGGGATTTTGTGAATTTACCGGATTTAATATAATCCTGATTGGAATAAATACCAACCTCATAATCTTCATCCAAAATCCCCAGGAATACATTAACCATTGCTGATCGCTGTGCTGGTGTTAATTTACCGGCACGCTTGTCCGAATCATACTCCCAGTCTGCCCATACACCGCAGGTGATCTGGTCCTTATACGGATCAATTACCTTTTGGCACTTTTTTGCGTTGGCTACGGCTCCCTGTGCATTTAAGGCATACATAAACCAATAGACACCGACCATTAATCCTGCTGCCAGTGCTCCATTTATGTACGTTACAAAGTTCTTATCCTGCGTGGTGCCATATCCTGCCCGGATAATTACGATTCTAATACCCGCCGCATACATCTTCTTAAAATCTATCGTCCCCTGCCAATATGAGATATCGCAAGCGAGTACAGCTTTTCCTTCATATTGCAATTTTACCGTTCTCATACGCCGAACTCCTCCGCTTCCTTCTTACGTGCCTCGATTTCTGCAGCGTAGTCCAATTTAAAGGACACCAACTCATCCATCGTTATTTCTGCAAAATTGACTATATCCTCATCTTCCATACCGAATGCAATAGCCTTAATTACTTCCTGTGTTGTCTCTTCACTCATTTTCTTCAACCTCTTTCATATCTGTAGCGTCAATAATATTTCCTGCTGCTCCACTTGCATCCGTGAGTCCCTCACCGATGATGTACGCAATCACAGTAGCTCCTGCCATGATGAGTGCCGTTACCTGAGTTGCGGTGTTTTCTGTGCCCCCTGTAGCAATAATCATCATACTTACAAATGATGCAACTGCTGTCCATAGCTTTCTGCTTGTGAGCTTTCTCACCCAATCAATTTTCTTCATTTTCATTGTCCTCCCTAAAATCCCATCTGTGTAGCCATAAAGCCTAATACGATACCAACTACTGCTGTTACAACATAACCAACTACTTTACGCCACATGTCACCGTCTCGTCCTTCCAGTGTTTCCAAGCGTTTACCCTGTTTTTCCTGTTCCCTTACCATATTGGACATATTTGTGGCTAATCGCTCTACAGAAGCCGCAAGTGTACCTGTCTGCCTTACGTTATCTTCCAGCAGTTCTATCCTGCGGTTCTGTCTGTGATTTTCATCTTCGATTCTGCTCTTGTATTCGTCATACTCTGCACGTGTTATCGGTTCTTCCATGGATTATCCTCCTTCTTATAAAAAGCCGACAGATACATATCTCCTGTCGGCTTTTCCCTTTACTTATTCAGTTTTTTCTGCATCCAGCATCTTCTGTACCTGTGTTCTCCATTTGGACGGTACTTCATCAATTGTCATAATTTCTGCCTTGACTCTCTTGTAATACAACTTTGCCATTATGCTTCACCTCCTTCTAATCTGGACACTCTTTCTGCCAATGCATTATACAATTCACCCAGCTCGGCTACAGCATCCTCTAAACTGCTCTGACCATCCCCAAGCTCTACTACACAGTCTGCAAGATCTTTGTTCGATGGTGTTGCTTCGGCTTCAGCCTGTGCCTTTTCTGCGGCTTCCTTATCAGCTGTAAGCTTTTCCTGGATTTCAGATTCCTTCTCATCATCAAAAATCCATTTATTATTTTCTGCGTCCCAGTAGCACGCATGCGCCATGTTAATGTCTGCATACGGTGGCAGTTCCTCTACCGTAATGTTACCAAGCGTTGTATCTTCCGATTCAACATACCCCTGATAATAGCTTCTGTTTCTGGATTCATCCAGAATTATAATGACCTGATATTTTTTCATGTGATCATCATCCTTTCTTTATAAAAAAATAAAACCTGTATGGTCTTGTTAATGGGTTACTTATTCAGTTGTAAATATTGTTGTATTCTTCACTCCCGCCGGTTCCCTTCCAAAATAGTAATTTAGGTAGTAACCGTTTACTATATGTTGCAAACTTGAATGCTAGTGGTCTTTCTACCACTGATATGTTTAGTACTATTGCAACAGATCC